GTGACCAGCGAGTCGACTGCCGGGCGGCGCCGCCCGCGCCGCGCACAGGGTGAGGTCGGGTTGCGGCGGCTCCTCGAATCGAATCGGGTCACCGAGACCGACGATTCGGATCCGGTGACCGAACGCCTGCCCATCGTCGACTCGCAGCTCGATATCGATTCGATGCCGACCGTTCCGCTGCCGGTTCAGCGGGGCGCGACCGAATCGGCCGCGGCCGAGAAGCGCGGCAGGTTCGGCAGCCGGGATCGGACCGAATCGCAGGCGCTCGACGCCGAACCCGCCGACCGGACCACACCCGCCACGGACCGCTGGACGGCGGCCCGCGGCCCGAGACCCGAAAGCCCGTCGAGATCCGCGACGGTCAGGGCCAAGCTCATCTCACCCATGGCCAAACGATTCGGCGTCGCGGTCGGTGCGCTCGTGGTGGTCGGCGGCCTGGCCTACGTCGCGGATCTCCTGCTCACCTCGGGTTCGGTGCCGCGCGGCACGGTGGTGGCCGGGGTCGATATCGGCGGCATGAGCCCCGGCTCGGCCGATGCCAGGCTGCGCGCCGCACTGGAATCGCGGTCCGCGCAGGAGGTGCCGATCACCATCGGCGATCTGCGCACCACCCTGGTGCCGAAGGCGGCCGGACTCGAGATCGATTGGCCCGCAACGTGGTCCGGAATCGGCGGGCAGCCGCTGAACCCGATCACCCGACTGGTCTCGCTGTTCCATTCGCACACGGTTCCGGTGGTGAGCACCGTCGACGCCGCCGCACTCGACCGCCGGCTCGGTGCGCTGCGCGTGCACGACCGCCCGACGGTCGAGGGCACGGTCCGCTTCGAGAACACCAAACCCGTTGCGGTGCCACCGGTTCCAGGGCGGGTGCTGGATGTGGACGCGGCCCGGCGACTGATCGTCGACGAATGGATGCTCGCCCGGCCGCTCGATCTACCGCAGACCGCGGCGCCGATGCGGGTGCGGCCCGAATCGGTGGACCGGGCGCTGCACGAGATCGCCGAACCGGCGGTCAGCGCGCCGATCACCTTCGCGGGCAAGGGCGGTGCGGCCGTCCTGGATCCCGCGCAGATCGCCTCGATACTCGCATTCACCCCGGACGGTAACGGCGGGCTCGCACCGACCTTCCAACAAGACGTCGCCATCGGTTTGCTGGCACCGCAGCTCGCGGCCTCCGAGGTCGAGCCCAAGGATGCGAAATTCGCCTTCGCGGGCGGGGCGGCGACGGTGGTGCCCGCGGTGATCGGCGACAAGATCAATTGGCCGAAGTCGTTGGAGCAGTTGCCCGCACTGATCGCCGCGCCGCAGCAGCGCACCGCGCAGGCCGTCTACGAGAAGGTCGATCCGAAGCTCACCACCGAGGCTGCGCAGGCGCTCAACATCACCGAGGTGATGGGCCAGTTCACCACCGGCGGTTTCAGCGGACCGTCCGGCGTGAACATCCGCACGGTGGCCAAGAAGGTCGACGGCGCCATCGTCAAACCGGGAGATACCTTCTCGCTCAACGATTTCACCGGCCCGCGCGGCACCGCCGAGGGCTACGTGGAGTCGGGCATCATCGACCACGGCCGCCCGAGCACCGCGGTCGGCGGCGGCATAAGCCAATTCGCCACCACCCTCTACAACGCGGCATATTTCGCCGGTCTCGAGGATGCCGGGCACACCGAGCACAGCTACTACATCTCCCGGTATCCGGCCGCCCGCGAGGCCACCGTCTTCGACGGCGCGATCGATCTGAAATTCCGCAACAACACCGAAAACGGCATATACATAGAGACTTTGGGCACCGACTCGGAGATCACCGTGCGAATCTGGGGCGTGAAGACGGTCAACGTCGAGTCCATCACCGGCGACCGCACCAAACCCACCGAGCCGCAGACGATCAAGCTGCCGAAGGGGCGCGACTGCATCGCCACCGAAGGCCAGCCAGGCTTCACCACTTCCGACACCCGAGTGATCACCGACCGACGCAGTGGACGCGAAATCTCCCGTCGCACAAGGACGGTCAAGTACGACCCGATTCCGGTGGTCAAGTGCGAGTAAAAGTTACCCATAATTAGTTAATTTCCTGCTACCGCGCCGGATGGCTCGGCCGCGCGCATAGCCCAATGAAACTCGGTGTGGCACGGTGACTTTGGTCGGCGACCCCTTGGCCGATGGGATATAACTACGCCAGATCCGGGACGCCCGTTTGGTTCTCGTCCCGGAACGGAGGGCTCATAGTCGAGCGCGAGTGAAGGGGAACAGGGTTCGTGGACAACGACTCAGAAGCGGACGAAGCTTGGGTGCGAGGCATGGGTACCGCGATCATGCTGGGCGCGGCAATCGGCGATGACGCGGCCCACCGTGTCGTCGGTGGCCGGGGCACCCTGTGCGACATCGTCCTGGCGGCGTGGTCGATGGATGTGGATCCGGTTACGGCGGTACTGGAATACGCCGAGGCGGCCGGCGGATCCGCGGCGACGGGTACGTTCGATCCGCGCTGCGCCTGACGCCGTGCCCGAATCGCTAGCCGGACCACGATGGCTCGGCAGCTTCGAGCATTTCTAGGGTCGCTCGATGTCGCGCAATGCCAGCGCGACGAAATCCCGCATAGGGATGTCCAGCGCCGTGCAGAGCGCGTGCAGCTGCTGCATATCCGGTGAGCGCTCACCGTTTTCGAAACGCTGGATCGTGCTGACCCCGAGTCCGGTCAGCGCCGCGAGCTGTGGCCGAGTCAGATCGCGCCGTGCCCGAGCCGCTCGAAGTTCGTTACCCACGGCGCGGTTGATGTCCGATGCCGCCTTCTGCACACCCATATGGACCATTCTGAGGTCCGAACGGCTACCTGGCAAACGACATGCCGGGGACACGCCGGTCCGTTGAGCGCCTAGCAAATATTCCAGCCGATCAGTCTGATTTGACTTGCAACCGTTCCAAACGGACCTTATCGTGCTCCATATGGAACATTTGGACCGTATGGTCGCCGAGCGAGTGCGGCAGGCCATGGCCATCGCGAGATTCGGTCCGGCCGAACTCGCCCGACGTTCCGGTTTACCGGCGTCGGATCTGCGGCGGCGTCTGTCCGCGGTGGAGTCCTTCACTCTGTTCGAACTCGTTCGAATCGCGGCGGCGCTCGACTGCCGCGCGGCCGACTTTGTGCCACGGGAGGGGGAGTGGTGATGGTCGGCCGAATTCGGCGCGGCGCACCCGCCGCTTCTCAAACATTATGTGACAGGAATCACTATCGAATCCGTGACTGGTCGGCGGCCCGAAGTGACTTCTCGGCAAACTCACAGCTTTTCTCGATTGGGGTGCAGTGGCCGACCCCGCGCAGCGCGGTATTCGGTGGACGGGACGGTATGCCCGCCGATAACCCGGGCGGCGGGCTCGCCGTCAGGCCACCCGCTATGACAATGCGCGGCGTCCTATGAGGGCGCGACAGCGCATCGATCCGGCGGTTGCGGAGTTCCGGCGCCATATCGGGGAACGCGTTATTTTCACCCCGCCCGGCATGGCGGCTAAACGTGGTGCCGTCGAACACGGCGTTATCACCGGTGCGGATCACCGCATGGTCTATGTGGATTACGGATATCCGAATCCGATCTGTCCCGAACTAGGCAATTCGATCGCGACCCATCCGGCCAATCTGCGGATGGAATCCCTTGTATCGCGGTGCCTCGACGGCCCGCCGCGCTGCACGCCCTGAGGCGCTATCCCTCATCGTCCCGAAAATGGCGGAGCCGCAATGGCATTCGCCTGGTTGGCATGTCATGGAAAGGAGAGGCCGTGGCCTTCTTCTGGTCGAAGAAAGAGGTCTTCGACGTTCTGATCATGGGTGGAACCTGGAACTCTGGTGGGGAGGGCATCTGCCAAACCTTCGCGGCCGCCCTCGACCAACAGCGATTCGCGCCGCGCATGGTGGCGTATCCGGCCGACTACGGGCGTCGTGTCGCCTATGCCGACAGTGTGGCAGTCGGGCGCCACGCGTTGCTGGACGCCATCGGTTCGACTCCGAATCGTGTTGTGCTGGCTGGCTATTCGCAGGGAGCCGCCATCGCGGGAGAGGTGGCCGCCCAGGTCGGCCGCGGTGAGCTGCCGGGATTGGAGGTGGTCGCATGTGCGCTGATCGCCGATCCGCTACGACCGGAAGGGCAATGCGTGCCGCCGGATCCGGGTGGTTATGGCATCGCCGGTCAGCGCCCGATAGCCGGAGTGCCGGCGTATTGGGTTGCTGCCGAGGGGGATCCGATCACCGCGCTGCCCGCAGGCAACCCCCTGCGCACCATCGCCGATCTCACGGCCTACTTCGATCTGGCCGATCCGGTCGCGGCGTTGCGCTGGGGGCAGAGCATGCTCGATGTCGCGATCCGGGGCCAATTGCAGCAGTGGTGGTCACCGGCGAATTGGCGCAGTTGGGGCGGCGCGGTCGCCTATGCGCGTGGCTACCTCCTGGATGGGCGGCATACCGACGACTACATCCGCTGCGGTCACGCGCGACGACTCGCCGAGGTGATCAACCGTGAGGTAGGCGCGGGGACGCGCTGATGCCCTGGTTTCAAGTCGATGACCAGCTCGGATTCCATCCGAAGACGGTGGCCGCCGGTAACGCGGCCATGGGGCTCTGGGTACGTGCCGGATCGTGGTCGATGCAGCAGCTCACCGAAGGTTTCGTGCCGACGGCGATCGTGCGCGGGCTCGGCACCGCCGCGCAGGCGAAAAAGCTTGTCGAAGTTGGCCTCTGGGCCGCCGCCGAGGGCGGGTATCAGTTCCACGGGTGGGCCGAGCGTCAGCTGTCCAAGAACGAGATCGAGGATCGGCGGCGCAAGCGGGCGGAGGCGGGCCGCAAGGGCGGGCAGGTGTCCGGTCAGGCCCGGCGGGCGCAAGCTGATGCTTCGGCAAATGCCCGAACCTCCGCACCGGCCATGGCTTCGGCCGATGCCGAGCGCGCGCCGCAGCGACGTCGAACCCCTGTCCCTGCCCTTGGCCATGAAAAGTCTTCGGGGAGCGCGGGATTCGCGATCGAGTCCGAGCCGCACCGGGTTGATTCGGCGGGAAGCCCGGCGGCGGCGGTCCGGGACATCGGATCGTCGTCGGGCAGGCCCGACCGCCGTTGTGCGGTTCACCGCACTCATCCGGCTCCGCCGCCATGCGGCCGATGTGCCGAGGCCAGGCGGGCTCGTGAGCGCTGGGAACTGCTGCACGGAAACGAAATTCGCGCCGAGGCGGCGCAACGGCGGGACGCGATCCGGAGCTGTCCGATGTGCGACGACGCCGGCTGGCGGCATCCGCCCGTCGAACTGCTCGCGGTGAATCCGGACCCGCCGGTATTGCGCTGCGACCACACCGCCGAGACCACCCTCGATCACTGGCATTCCATCGAAGAGGAAGCGACACCATGACAGAGGCGCCGACCGCCATGATGCCGGGACCGGTCGTACGATGACCGATGATCCGAACCACCGCTATCTCGACCGCGACCAGCTGCGCGAGCTCGCCGAACTGCTGCGCGGAATCCCGGATCTGGTCGAAGATCTCGGAATCACCATGACCAGGCAGGATCGGCTGTCCGGTGCGGCGGACTATCGCATGCACCGCAGGCCGAGTGAGCAACCCTTGCCGTACAACCCGGCCGCGTCCCGGGCCGCCGACGAATTGCACGCCGTGCTCGTCTCCTGGGTGCGGGTCATATGTGAGCAGCGAAGCTTCGAATATTCCGGCGCGACAACGACATCCGCGTTGGCTCGGTGGCTGGAACGAAACATTGTCGCGTTCGCGATGACCGAGGGCGCCGAGACCGCACCGTCCGAGATCCGGGCGGTGTACGACGCCGCGCTACATGTCGTCTGTCCGCCGCGGCGGCCCGTGCGGATCGATCCGGACGATCTGGCGCGGGCGCGCGCTCATCGACTCAATGCATCCGGAATCGTCGCACTGGCCAAGGAACTGGATGAGCCGTATCGCACGCTCTCCGCGCGGCGGATTCAGACTCTGCGCGAGGCGGGCCGAATCGTGCCGGTACCCGGTCCGTGGGCGCCGGGCTGGCCGGAGCTGTACGTGGTCGGGCTGGTGCTGGATGCGCATCTCGCCTACCCGTCCCGTAAGCGGGTGCGTTCGTGACGCGGTCCGTAAAACCCTTGTCTACCTGCGTATTTCGGTTCTTCCTTGACATTCGGAGCTTCTTGAGTGAAGCTTGGTGCAGCGCCAGAGCTGCGCCCTGATCCCGAAATCACGGGAATCCCTCAGAACTCCAACAAGTTTCGATTGTGGCCTCGAACCGTTCCAACGGTTCGAGGCCACAATCGTTTTCACGTGGCACGCCCCCGAAACCCTCGATGCCGAAAGCACAAGCGGGCCAGAGCTTGCCACATACCCGCCCCGATCACGCGCCCGTCTCCCGCCGATTCCCCTTCAGGCGGTTGTAGACGGATGTCGCGCACGGGGCGCACGCCCCGCCCCGGGCGATCGATGCCCGGGGCGGGGCCTCTACCCACATGCTGAATCGAAGGTCCGCCAATGGATTACACGGTATTGACGCAGCTGGAGATGGCCGAGCATGTCGCGCCTGCCCATCCGCTCACCATCGACGGGGCGCACGAGGCCATGCGTGTCCATCGCGCCTGCGTGATCGAGCACTGCCGCCGAAAGGCGTTCGCTTTCGACGTTTTGGTCGCCGCAGGTCGTATCGTGCCGGATTCCTCTCGGCGCCACTGATTTTCGCCGACGAAAGGAGGTGAATCCGTTGGGCACAGTCATCATCGCGCTGCTCGAGCTGGCGCTGAAGATCGCTCCCGTGATCCTGCCGCTGCTCGGTCTGTGACGACATCCGTTCGACCCCATGGAGGAGACTTTGACCGCATACGACGAGGCGGACGCCGACGATGTCGACCGCGAAACCATCGCCAACACCGGCACTTTGCACGTTGAGGTGCAGGTGAGGCCGTGACGACGCCCTATCCGGCGCCGGGAGAGTTCCCCGACTTCGAACAAGTGATGGTCGATCTGCTGAAGTCGATTGCCACCACCGTATCCACGCTGCCCGCGACGGGTGATGACTTCCAGTCCGCGCTGCCGTTCATTTGGGCCAGAAAGACCGGTGGCACAGTGGATTTCAACGCCATTACCTATCGGGCGAATGTTCGTCTCGCGGTGTTCGGCAGCAATAGGCCACAGGCGCAGATGCTCGCGACGCAGGTTCGCGCAGCGGTCCTGAACGCACCGGCCGCGCGGGTGAATGGCGTGCTCGTCGATTGGGTCGAGGAAATCGCCGTGACCGAGCCCGAATTCCAGCCGCCCACCCTGCGCCGCAGCCGGAACCTGCTGGAGTTCCCCGATCTGGACCCGCTCAACCAGATGGTCGACCTCGCGTTCGCATTGGACGCCCGTCGTCAGTAGCGAGCCAGCGCTCTCGCTGAACCTGTTGAGAGCGAACCATTTTCGTATCCGCGCCCGCATCTCGGGCACTCGAATGGAGATAGCTTTGCCATCCACCAATCTGACGACGCTGAAGGCCGCGAAGAACTCGCTGTTGCTCAAGCCGCTCGACGCCGCCGTATTCCTCGCGCCGTGGGGCACCCCGGTGCCGTCGTCGTTCACCGACGCCAGCGCGAACCTGCAGACCCTACCGCCGGCGTTCCAGTCGGTGGGTCTGATCGACAAGAAGTCGGGTGTGGCGTTCGCCCGCGCCGTTACCGCCGCGCCGATCGAGTCCTACGGCGAAATGCAGCCGATGCGCGACGACATCACCAGCGATATCACCACGCTGGAATTCGAACCGCAGCAGACCAGCGCGCTGACCATCGCGCTGGCAACCAATGTGAACGTGCAGCAGCTGGCCGCACAGGCCAACGGCGAGGTGTGGTTCGCCCAGCCCAGCGCGTCGCAGATCACCTACTACACCGCGATCGTGATCGGCAAGGACGGCACCGATGCCGCCCCGATCTACGTGATCAAGGTGATGCCGAAGGTCGCCGTGACCAAGTGGGCCGGTGAGCAGTGGACCCCCACCACCGTGCTGTCGCAGAAGCTCACCCTGACCGCGTTCAAGGACGACAACGTCGGCTACGCGGTCGCGCACGGCTTCGGCGGTGCGGGCTGGAAGCAGTTGTTGTCGAAGACCGGGATCAACTACCCGGTGACCTCGATCTCGGTCGCGCCGACCCTTGCGCTGACCGTCGGTCAGACCTCGGCGCCGCTGGTCGTCACCGACCAGCTCGGCGGCGTGCTGACGCCTCCGGCGGTGACGTTCAACTCGACCGTTCCCGCCAAGGCGACCGTTGCCGCCAATGGCGCTGTCACCGGTGTTGCCGCGGGTACCACCAGCATCAACGTGACGTACACCCCGGCGGGTGGCGGTGCGGCGCTCAATACGGTCTGCAACGTCACCGTTTCGTAAGAATGCCTACCGCCCAACCGATTTCCCAGTCGCGCGGGCCCGAGTCGTGGCTGTGTGCCGCGTGTCTCCGGTCGCGGCACGCAGTCACTCCTTCCTTCACAGCATCGGAGAGAGAGCAGGGCATGATGTCCGCAATTCCCACCAGCTACCCGGTCACCCTGACCGACGGCGCCCGTGAATACGAGGTGTTCGACGCGACGGGCTACGTCAACGCGGTGTACGGGCTGGGGCACCGGCGCGCCGAGACGGCCGTGGTGTCCACCGAGAAGTCCGCACGCAACAACTGAAAGTACGCGAAACCGGAGATCCCCCATGGCAACTCGCAAATCATCCACTGCCGCCGAAGCGGTCGGCCGCTTCTTCGAGATCCAGCAGGAGCTGTCGGACCGGCGTCGAGGCCCGTATCAGCTGACCAAAGATATTGTCATTCAACCGATGACCCGCAGGCAGGCGATCGCCATGCGGGATGCCGAGGGTGACGAGGAGCAGTTGAAGATCCTGCTCGGCGGTCAGTACGAGGCGATAGCGGCTCTCTACGACGACCGGCCGTTCGACGAATGGGTCGCGTTCCAACGCGATCTGTACGCGCATTTCTATGGCGCGGGCGCGGCGGAGCTGCCGGGGGGATCGTCGGGCTCGTAGAGTTCTGGGACCGGTTCGGTGACGCGCTCGACTACGATTTGCTCGAGCGCGGCATCGACCTCCGAGACTGCTTCGGGCCCAAAGAATTTCGTACTCGTGACTGGCGGACCCTCTGGCGGTTCAAGGATCGGCTGCCCCGAGGTTCGCAGTACAAGACCGCTCTGGCGATGGACCGCACCATCGCTCGGGAAATCCTCGCGCTGGAGGCCGCGGCCGCCGCCGACGGGACGGCGCCGTCCGAGGACGCGCCGACGCCCGACGGCTACACCATGGATACCTATCTGCTGCTCGGCATCATCGACGCACTGCAGGGCGTGCAAGCGGCGGTGATCGCGGCGGCGGGCGCGGATCCTCCCGCTATCAAACCGATGCCGCGGCCGGTGACCGCGCTCGACACCGTCCGCGAGGAGCTGAGGCTGCGGTCGATGCAGCATCTCATCGACGAATTCCTTCCTCCGGCAACCGAAGACGAAACGAGTTCGCTCTCATGATCTACAGTGCGATGCTGCCTGCCCAGGCGGCGGGCGGCGCCGACGCGATCGTCCTGGCCGGCGTTTACAAGCAGGCGTTCTTCAGCGGCGACACCGTAACCGACGTGGTTGTGGTCGCGCCGTACGGGTTTACGACCGTCAGCGGATCCGCGACGAACAATGTCACGATCAGCGTCCGGCAGTTGCGTGGCGGTTCGGTGGTGCGGACCTTCGCGCGTCTGACGACAGCCGCCGGTATCGACCTGGCCGCGGAGATCCCGGTGACCGTTCCGCTCGGCGCCCAACCGGTATTGCGCCCCAACGATGTTCTCGATGTGCGATTGCAGCAGAACGGCACCGGCCAGGCCATCGGCGCGGGGCTGCTGGTGTCCGTGCACATCAGCTGAAGTTACACAACTCAACCGATCAGGCGGTGTGGTGAATCATGGTGGACGGCAACGGTATTCCAGATACCGCAGCGGTGACGATGCGGCCGAAGCTGATGGATGGATTCCGTGAGGCGGTGCAGGCACAGCTGAAGTCGCTCGGCGCGGACTTCGAACTGAATCTGAAACCGGCGGGTGACCTCACCGTGCCCACCTGTCTCGACCTGTCGGGTGCGGAGCGCGAATTGCAGGCGTTCATCGCGACTAAGCATCAGGTTGCCACCCCGGTCGCGCTGGACACCGCGGTGGCGCATAGCCAGCTACAACAGTTGCGCGCGGCCACGGGCGAGCTGAGCATCCATATCGACACCGATCATGCTGTCGCGCAACTGAAATCGCTGACCGCGTTGCTCGACGAGGTGAGTATCAAGGCGCGCACCGCGATTCCCACCCAGTACGCGGTAAGCCAGCCGCCCGCATCGCCTTTCATGCAGGCCCGCGCGATCGGTGGCGCGATCCAAGGTCCGGGCGGCCCGCGTGACGATATGATCCCGGCCTGGCTGTCCAATGGCGAGTACGTGGTGAATGCCGCGGCGACGGCCGCGAATCGACCGCTGTTGGACGCGATCAACGGCGGGGCGGGGCGGTTTGCCGACGGCGGCTATATCGAGTCGATGACCAAAGTGGTCCAGGAGAAATTCCCCGAACTCCAGATGACCTCGGGGCTCCGGTTCACCGACAACGGCTTCCATCCGCGTGGGCAGGCTGCCGACTTCTCGAATGTCGGTGCGGGAGAGGACGGCTCGCCGGCAATGGATGCGCTGGCCAACTGGATCGCGGACAATTACAAGGACGAGACCGTCCAGCTCATCCACCGGCCCTTCGGCCGGAATATCGGCTACGACTGGAAGAGCGAGACCGACAAGAGCGCCACCGATGGAAAGACGCTCGATGTCGGGGATGGCACGAACTTCTACGGCGATTCCACGATGGACCAGCACCGCGATCACGTCCACTGGGCGGTGCGGGTTCCGGTCGGTTCGAAAGGCGCGGGGCAACCGGCTCCCGCGAATACGCAACCCGATAAAAAGCCGGACCCGGCGGATAAACCGCAGGCAGGAACGAATCCTGCTGCGCCGAAACAGGCTGCCCAAGAGCCCGCGGATCCGACGGCAAAGTCGGCCGCGGACCCCGCGGCAAAGCCGGACGGCGCGACCAAAGCGGCGGCGGACAGCTACTCCGTCAGTCCCGGATTCTTCGATCTGATAAAGGAATTCGAGGGCAACGGTAAACCCGGGCGACCCTACTACGCCTATCAGGACACGAATGGTATCTGGACCATCGGTTACGGCCACACCGGGCCGGATGTCAAAGCCGATCCGGATTATCAGATCACCAAGGAACAGGCGGAGGAATATCTCCGGAACGACGCGGGCTGGGCGCAGGACGCGGTGCGCGGCAAGGTCAAGACGCCCATCACCCAAGCACAGTTCGATGCGCTGACCAGCTTCACCTACAACCTCGGCGCGGGCGCCTTCGCCGACTCCGACGTGCTGAAGCTGCTGAATCAGGGCGATTACGCAGGCGCTCAGACGGCATTCGGATTATTCGTGCACGATTCGAACGGTGTTGTCGAGGGGCTGGTGCGGCGGCGTAAGGCCGAGGCCGACCTATTCGGTAGCACCGGCTCGGCTCCCGCCGCGAATGGTCCGGCTCCGGGCACGCCCGGTCCCGACCAGAATCTGAAGCAAGCAAAGAATCGCGGACCGCAGGACCAGGACCTCAAAGAGGCGCACCAAAGGGGCACGGCCGGAGTCGCCTCCGCCGATTCGTTCAGCGCCAGTGCGAACCTCGTCGAGCTGCTGAAGGGATTCGAGGGCAACGGCAAGCCGGGCCGCCCCTTCTACGCGTATCAGGATACGAACGGAATCTGGACCATCGGCTACGGCCACACCGGCCCGGATGTGCCGCACAATTCGGATGCGCGGATCACGCCGGAGCAGGCCGAGGAATACCTGCGCAACGATACCGGCTGGGCACAGGACGCCGTGCGTCAAAAGGTGAAGGTGCCGATCAACCAGAATCAATTCGACGCGCTGACCAGCTTCACCTACAACCTCGGCGCGGGCGGCTTGGCGGGCTCGGATGTGCTGAAGCTGCTCAATCAGGGCGATTACGCAGGCGCTCAGACGGCATTCGGATTATTCGTGCACGACTCGAACGGTGTTGTCGAGGGGCTGGTGCGGCGGCGCAAGGCCGAGGCGGATCTGTTCGGGTCGCCCGTGGCGGGGCCGGATGCCGCTGCTAAACCGGCGCCGGCGAATAGCGCACCGGCGCAGGACAATCCGGCTCCGGCAGGCAATCCGGCACCGGCCGCTCCCGCGGACAAGCCCGCACCCGCGCAGGACAATTCGGCGCCCGGCGATATCGGCAAGGCTATCGTCGCGGCCGCCCGCAGCCAGATCGGCGTGCCGTATGCCTGGGGCGGTGGCGGGAAAGAAGGTCCGGGCCTTGGCATTTCGGACGGTGGCGGCGATGCCGACCGCAACCGTGACTTCGAAAAGGTCGGCTTCGACTGCTCACACCTTGTGGAGTACGCGGTTTGGCAGGGCACAGGTAAGAAGATCGACCTGCAACCCAATGCCAACAATCAGCTGCAGCAGTCCAGGGGCTGGGCCGTCGCCATGGACGATCTGCAACCCGGCGATGTGATCTGGGGCGAGTTCGTCAACGGTGAACCCATGCACGTCGGCATCGTCGCGGATGACGTCGCGAACATTATCGATGCGCCGGAGTCGGGCAAGACCATTCGCGAGGCGAAGCGGTGGGGCGGATTCGACCAGCCCGCGCGTCCCGCCAAGGCCGTGCGGCTCGCTGAGGGCGGCTTTGTCTCCGGCCCCGGAGGTCCGCGCGAGGACAGGGTGCCCGCACTGCTGTCGAATGGCGAGTTCGTAGTGAATGCCGCTGCGACAGAACAACATCTGCCGCTGTTGCATGCGATCAACAACGGTGACACCCAGCGGTTCGCGGACGGTGGCACTGTGTATTCCACCTGGTCGGCCATGGCGCAGGACAAAGCCAAGGACGGCTTTATGAAGCTGCTCTCCGGTGTCGACAAGAAACAGGTCGGGGAGAACGTCTACAACGACATCGGCAAGTTCGGCGATGCGTTCGGCGCGTTCATCGGCGGCAATGTCGGTGACGCGCTGGGGCTGATCGGCGCCGACAACATCCCATATGCGTTCCAGGCGGGTGCGACGGCGAACAACCAGATCAACGACGCGTTGGCCAAGAAGGCGGCCGAGGACGCGAAAGCCGTTGCCGCGCTTCGGGGGCAAACCCCGGTTGTGAACGGCGGCGGCATCAAGCACGGCGGCAACAACCCTGGCGCCGTGGACAACTCGATGATCATCAACATCACCACCGCCGATGTGGACACAGCCTTCCAGAAGGCCAAGACCTATGAGGCGCAGCGCGCACTGACCTTTGTCGGGCGCTGGGCCTAGGACATTCGACCGAACAGAGGTGAAGCGACGTGGCCGAGGCCGCACTCATCGAGGTGGAGGGCGTCGACGGCTCCCACTGGACGCTCTCCGGCGCCGGGCAGGCCGCCGAGGGCGTCGAATTGGCCAGCGCGCCGACGGGACTCTATGACGCGCCGGTGAAGACGATCTGGAACTCATCCGCCTTCCAGATCGGCGCTACCTACGGTGGTACGAACTGGCAGAAACGTGACGTCGTATTCGGCGTCAACATCTACGAAACCGATTCGGCCAGTTGGGAATCGGTAGACTCCGCCTGGCGCAAGGCCTGGGCGTACGACCGCGATTCGAAGCTGACCATAACCACCGAATTCGGCTCGCGCACATTGCGTTTGCGGCTATCGGAGCAGCCGGAGTTCAAACCGAAGATCGATCCGCACGTCAAGCGGTGGGCCAATATCGTGATGACCTGTACGGCGGGCGTGCCCTGGTGGGTGGAGGAGGATGTCACCGCGACGGCGGTCACCAGCACTGATACCCGCCCGGATGGGACGTCGGAAACCCTGTGGCTACCGGTGTCGAATCCGACCGATCAGCCGATGTGGTTGCGCTGGGTCGCCACCGCCCCCGGCAGTTGGACGCTGCCGGACTTCTCCTGGAAGAACGACTCGTTCCGGAACCGGGTCATTACCATGCCGACTCTGGTTGCAGGACAAGATATTACGGTCGACACCGATCCACTGCAGGAGATGGTCGTGGCGGCCGACAACAGTTCGGTCTGGGCCAGAATGAACGGTAAACTGTTCCTGCATTCGGTGCCCGCCTGGACACCACAGACGAAGCTTCCGGTGACCGTGAAGGGTGCGCCCCCCGGTGCGAAGGTCCAGGTACGGTGCCCTCGGAACTGGTCGCGGCCATGGGGGCTGCAGTGACCGGCCCGTCCTCCGATCTCGATGTGATCTACCGCAATGCGGTCGCGACGCGAAAACAGCGTCGCGACTTGCGTATTCAGCCACCGCTGATTCGCATATGGGATGGCGATTGGAATCTGCGCGGGATCTGCCGCGCCGAATATTCGGCCGATTTCAAGTGGCTGCTCAACGAATCCGGTACTGGGCTGCTCGAATTGCCCGCCGATCATTACCTCGCCGAGTGGGTGATGGACGCGCGCCACCGGACCACGCAGAACGTGCACGTCACGGTGGACAAGGACGGTGCGCGGTGGAGCGGGCGGATGAAGTCGGCAACCTTGCGCAAGACCGAGTCCGGATTGCACTCCGTGGCAATCCAATTCATGCACGACTATCACGAGCTGAAGTTCATCCAGGCCTGGAGCAATCCCTTTCTGCCCGCCGCGATCCAGTTTCCGCGGGTGTTCATGCTCGCCGGACCGTCGCGTTGGTGCCTGAAACTCGCCCTATTCCTCAACATCTTGCGCAAGGAGGCGAGTCTGTGGGCGCTGCCGGACGACCCGCTCGATCCGGCCCAGTGGTTCAACCTGGACCAGTCCAAATGGTCGATGGTGGTGGCGCCCAACGACTTCCTGTCCGACACCTCGGTGTGGACGGTGATCTCCTCGCGCTGGAAGACCTGGCACGATATGGCCGCGCCGACCTTGGACGACGCGCAGCTCATGGTGACCTGCCGCAGATACCTCGACGGCGATCCGCCGCCGTGGCCCGGAGCGAACCTGCGGCACGGCTGCCTGGTTTTCGACATCGTCGACAAGTCGGGCTTCTATACGGGTTCAGGTACGTCCGAGGGTGGTTCGCTGCTCACCGGGCTTATCCACACCATCCAGAATTTCACCAAGGACTTTCTGGAGCAGGAGCCCACCGAGGTGGACCCCAACAGTCCGCCCGAATATCAGAAGCCCGACTGGCTCGGGACGCTGCCGAGCAGTCCGTGGGTGATCTACCGGGAATCTGAATACACCGGTATCCAGACATCGGAATTCACCATCTCTCCGGCGACGGCGGTGCAGATCAATACCGGCGGACACAGCGCCTACGGTGTGAATGAAGGTATTTCGGCCGCGGTCAACCTCGCGGGCGACCTGATGGCGAATGCGATCCTCGGAGTCACCGGTGTGCCGCTGGGCGGCACGATCGACGCCTTCCTCAAACCGCTGTACCGAGACACGATCCTGGCGTGGCTGTCGTTCAAGTCCCCGTTGCGCGCGCCGCGCATGGGGTGGTCGCACTACTTCGAGCATTTCCAGAAGGGTGCGGAATCGGGCTACTCGCTGTCCGGTCTGGTTGCCCTGCGCGCCGGGTTGTGGGCGACGAGAGCCTTTACCAGCCACAAGCTTACGGTCGCCGACGGCGCACCATATCTGATCGGAGAGAACGGCCAAGGCCACTTCTTCCTCGGCGATCGCGTCGGCGCGACCGTCGCCGGAATGCCGCCCGGCCAGATCTTCGTGGATCAGGTTACGGCGCTGGAGCTTTCATGGCGGCGCGGGGTCACCCCCGGGTGGGCCGTAACCATCGGCGACGACAAGGCGTTGGAAGACCCGGTCACCCGCAGCCTGCGGCACATCCAGTCGATCATGGGCGACCTGCATGAGCTCGGCGTGATGTGAACCGGCGCAGCATATTTCGAGATACGGAGACTTTCGATGGCGCTGCCACTACAGCATGAATGCGATCCGGACGACCCGGGCGAGGCCTTCCTCTGGGCCTTCGTCGGACTGCCCGGCCCGCGCAACGGGCCGCTCCTGCTACCGCCCCAGGTACTGGCGGAATGGTCGAAACACTTGTGGGATTTGGGTTTTCGGCATCACCCCGAGGAGCAGCTGTTGGAGTACCAGCCGGCCGCCCGAGACGGTGAGCACTGGCTCGGTCAGGCGGGCCGGTGGGTTCCGGTCGGTACACCGCCGCCGCCCACGGCCACCGTGCCGTCCATAGCCGAACTGTCGGTCGACGAGCGACGCGAGCTGGTGCGGCAACTCCAGGAGTCCGGCGAACTGGCGCATCTGGTCGACCGCGGTGTTTTCGAACCCGATCTGGCGCGGACCGGAACGTTCGAGGTCGAGCCGTGACATCACCCGACAAGGTCATACCCGAGGGCTCGTATTCCGGCCGCGGTGGCCAATCCGGCGTCCGGAATGTCGCCAAATACAACGAGAATTCCGCGAAGGCGGCGATGACCGGTGGCGTATTGCGCTCCTACACCGGAGTCCAGGTCAACATGGGCAAGTTCATGGAGGCGGGCTTCGACCTTTTCGCGGCGAACCTCTGTGACGCCATCACCGGATTCACCGGTGGTCTGATCGACCTGTCCGGGTGGGCGCGGCAATTGCGCAAGGACGCCGAGAAGGCGATGCAGGACGCCAGGGGCGCACAGCAGTCCGCGGATACCGCCCAGCAGACCGCCGACAATCAGACGCCGATCATCAAATCGACCAATTCGAAGGTGCAGGTGGTGATCGACGGGCTGCCGCTGCGGCCGTATTGGGAGACGCTGAACCTCACCGAGGAATCCTCGTTCCCACGGCATCTGCTGCATTACGGGGTCTGGGATGCGTCGACGACACCGGTAGCGGGTTACACCGAGTACGACATTCAGGTCGGCAGCGCCGGGGCAGGGGCGCTCTATCTCAACATGAGCCCGAATTACACACCCCCGGCCAACACGCTGGAAGCGACCTTCATCCGGTGTTTATACGACGGCCCGCGCCAGGTGGTGACTTACATTCCCGACGCGGTGGCCGGCGACCCGTGCGAGCTGTACGTCGTGGTCGGCCGGTTGCTGGACACCGGCAACATCAAGATCGAATGGGTTTCCGACAATCAGACACCCAATATCACGAAGTCTCGTTTCGAGCGATCCATCACGATGCCGAAGGAGATCGTATTCGCAACGGGCGATACGGCTTTCATCGGAATCCAGCAGCGCGGTTCTGGCGTGCCCCGACCGCTCATGGCCGTCGCGTCCGCGGAAATTCCCCGGGCGGCCGACGTCTGGCCGCCGCGGTTGAAGGCGCGTTTCGCATCCGGCGCGGTACTCACTGCCGGATCCGTCATCGCCAATGGCAGCTTCGATTTCACCGGCACGATGGTGCCCTACGTTTCGCTGGGCCGGGCCATAGTCACCGGACCGCCGCGAAAGCTGGTGTTATTCGAGGACTTCGAAAACGGCATGCCATCGACGCTTGCCCGGATGTCGAGCACCTACGCCACCGTGGAGGGTGGGGTTTTCGTCGTCTGGGGTGGGACCGACGGGATCCGTCGCTACATCTACGCACGCAATCTCAACTACGACGACCAGATGGTGAGCGGTCGCGTTCGGGGTCCGGCTACACAGGCGGGACTATTGATGGTGCGTTCGGATGCGACGAACAGTTCATATGTCGCATTGGCGGTCGGCAGTAAGGGCGCCGGACTGTTGCGGTTCGTCAACGGTGAGACCTACAGCCAATTGGCGGTCACCACGACGCCCGTCGCCGACAACGACGAAGTGCGAGTTAAAGCGGTCGGCAATGTTTTCACCGCCGAACGCAAAATCAATGGAACTTGGACACAGTTCCTCTCCTACACCGATACCGACAAGGTGCTGCCGACGGGACCGGCATACCGCTACACCGGCCTCGGGCTCAGCCGGGCGAGCTGGGTCAACAGCAACGGCTGGGACTACTGGAAAGCCGAGGACCTATGACCACCATCGTGCAGATCGACGGCCATGAGCTGTCGCTCACCCTCGCCAACGGTTTGCTGACCATCTCGACGGTCGGCAAAGCGGGCCCGGTGCCGCGCGGTGGCATCTATCTCGGCCCGCTCGAACCCGAGCCCGAGCCGACCTTCATCGAACCGGATCCGGTTGCACCGCAACCAGATTGATCGCATTCGACCGGCAGGAAGTCATGACCGATCAGAAACAGCTCGGGTTCGACCCGATCAATCGCACATTGGTGCTCTCCAAGGGAGCGGACTTCGTCCACACCGTCGCGTTGGCGGACGGCCCGGGTTTCCCAACCGGCACAGCCGTGCGAATCATCCTTCTCGACGCCACGGAAACGGTGCTGGACACCTGGTCGGCGGTGCTCACCACCACCGAGGCGCGTTTCGTCATCCAATCCGAACTCGCCGACCTGATCCCCGCGGGGGCGAAATACCGCCTGTACGTGTCGTATCCGACCACCCCGACCACCGAATATCTGTGGTTCTACGGCGCGGTCCGTCGCAAGCAGTAGCCGAACCGGTTGCTGCTCAACAATTCTCAACATTTTAGGAGCTGTCGTGGCCATCATCGTTCCCGCTACCCGCCAGGTGCTCGCCGACGCGTACAAGACCATCGCGGGCAATACCGGCGCCTGGGTGAGCGTGCACTTCGCCGATCCGAGCACCACCGGCGCCAGCGAGGCGAAGGACGGGTCACCCGCCTATGCCCGCAAGCAGACGACGTGGACCTCCGGTACCGGCGGCGTACTCAACGGCACGCAGGTGACGATCGATCTGCCCGCGGGCACCTGGACCCATATCGGTCTGTGGAAGTCGGCCACCGGTGGCCAGGCGGATTTCATCGATAAGGTCGCGATCACCCCCACCACGCTGGGCGCCCAGGGGCAACTGCTGATCACGCCGACCTTCACCGTGAACTAGCGGTGCGTGCCGCATGACCGTCAACCAAGCTCGTGCGGTCGCGCCCGCGGTACCGATTACCGATATCGATGCTCCGAAAAGCTCGGTGACACAGCTGCGTTCGCCGTTGCCGCCGGTGACGGTGCTCGCCGTCGAGGTGCCGGTGATCCGGCCCTATCTGGTCGCGGCATTCGGCGGTGGTGGTTCGGTGGTCACCGGGCTGAACGGCATCCGTTCGTCACCGATCGCGGGCGCGACCGCGGCCGGGACACTTGGCGGTAACCAATCATGGTGGCTCGCAATGACACCCGCTGGCGGCGCGATCGGTGCCGCCGATGCGAAAATCGCGATCAAATCAGGAAGGGTGCTACTGGGTGCCGCGCCGGCGAGTACCGGACAGCTCGATGCGGTCATCAGCGTCGCCAAGATGGCGGGCGCGACCACCGAAGGCGCGATCGGGATCGCGTACGCGGTAATCGACACCGCAGATGCCCCATTCAATATGGAAGGCCACTACTCCGGACAACCGCCGCTGACCATCGCGGGCGGGGGCGAGGGCACACTGTCCACGGTCACCGGGCTGACGGGCATCGTGCTGATTTCCGGAAACTGGTCCGCGGCAGGAGGGCTCGGCGCAGTTGTCGCCGTCGGTGCCCAATCATCCGGTGTCACAACCGGTTCCTTGTCGGCACAGGTGTCGCTACCCGGAATCTTCAGTGGTATGGGCGCTCTGACGTTGTCCGCCACTCCAGTGGGTACCGCCGCGGCGGCGCCCCTCGCCGAAGGCACGTTGTCGGCGGATGCCAGATCGAGCTTTCAGCCTTCGTCGATGATCAAAGCCAACAAGGACTGGCCGTTGACCAATCAGTGGACCACGATCCCCGATTGGGCGCCCGACACCAACGGGTATCCGGGCTCGAGCGTGCAGTCGAACGGCCTGGTGGTCCAGAATGCCAAGGCGGGCGCGGATATCGTTGCATCCGTTGTCTTCTCGGGCACCGCGATGTGGAACAACGCCACCGCCCGACTGCAGCTCTACCTGAACACCCAACTGCTCGCGACCAGCGACGAGACGCCGATCCAGGGCAATGCCTCGGTCACGGTACGAGTCACCGCGAAGCAGACCGTCGCCCCCAACGACGTGATCACCGTCAAGGGCCTCGGCAGCGGCGTATACCCACCGGCCGCGAAAGTCGGCGCAGCGTCCTACGTGCGCGTCAGCTGACGGGATCCGGTCCGGCACATGGTTTCCGACCTCGGCAGAGCATTCGGCCCGGCCCTAGGTTTCCTCAGCCCCTTCGCCCCGATGATCGGGTCGAGCCTCGGTGGCGCGCTCGGCACGCAGCTAGGCCAGGGGGTGCTGGCGCTTGGCCCGAACGGGACCAATGGCGTCAGCCAACTCCAGGCCGCCGGAATCGATGCGCCCGGCCTGTTGAAAGGCACACTGCAGAGCGGTATTTCGGGTAGCCAGCTCGGGCAGAGCGTGATGTCGATGGGCTCACAGGGTAACAGCGTGAAACCGGGCGGACCCGATATCGCTGGTTGGGCAACGCAGACGGTTGGTCAGGGCGTCAAGTATCTGCAGAACATTGCAAAAGAACTTGTGCACAGCGTTTTTGGTCTTTAACGACCTGGCCAAGGGCCGGGCGGTCACACCGCGTGCGGCCACATCTACAACTTCAATGGCATGGACCAGAAGAGCGCAGCGATCGCCATCGAGCGGGTCCAGCGCCGTCGCAGCCTGGCGCAACAGCGCGGGGGCGGTCTCGGGCGGTGACGCCGGAAACTCCGGGAGCCCACCCGAATCAACTATCAATAAGGAGGATACTCATGTCGAAAATCGCTTCAATTCGAATCAAGTCCAAGGATGCGTGGACGTATATAGACGTACCGAATGCCAGCAGCATGGTCTGGGCGGAGTTTGTGAATGTCGGTGCGCCGGAACCGCCTATTAGGAGAGACTTCATCCGGACGTCCTGGGCTACCGACGACGAGGGCTCCGATACTGAACGTTATTTGGTCCGGCTCGGATCTTTCGATGGTCTTTCCGGTCTGCCGAATGCCAATGTGTTCGTCGGTCCTAATAGCTTGGTGCTGTGGTGGAAGAAATACGAATCCGGGGATTTTCCACCCAATATGCCGTAGCGGAAACTATGCCGCTCAGCAGAATGGGAATTACTCCGAAATCGGTGCCGCAAAGCCAGGGGGCGCGATGCCGGAGACGATGAGCACTGTCAGCGGGTGGCAGACCGATTCAGGCTCTGTCGTCGTCGGCAATGGATTGCGGGCGCAAGGCAGTAGATCGAACGCCCAAATTGTCGCTGTCGCGGAGTCGTTCGACGTCACCAACACCGCGGGCACCCCCGGGGCTTATCGTCGCCTACCCGGCCAGCCGAGTTGAATACGGTTGCGGCGCAGGCGAAACCGGTCACCGACCCACAGGCTGGGACTCCGTTGGACTCTAACTGGAACCGGGACGACGCAGCAGCCGCACCCGGTCACCGATGAGTTGGACACCTCGTCGTTTTCGGTGAATGTTCCGTCTGAGCGCTTCGCAAAATACACGGGCGTGCTGCCGAATTTACTTCTGAATTTGTGGCGAGAGCTGGGCTTTGCGGGCTGATGACTTCGACCGTGAAGCCCAGATCTATTCGTCGTTATTAACGCTGGAAAACACGTTGGATCTTGATGGTGATGACGACGAGATGCTATTTAAGCGTGTTTTGGGGCGATTGGGTCCGGTAGGTCCGAGCTCGGTATACGGGTTCGTTCCGGCTGCGGCGTTGGGTGACCCTATGTTGCCTGATCATATCGAGATCCTGGACGCCGAGGTTCACCTGCGAATTCTGAATCAAGTCACCCCGAGAGTCCTGATGGTCGCCGACCCTCGTCGCTAGCCAGATCTCTCAAACTAGAGGCGTTCAGGGATGTACTGGACATCAGAGGTGAGTAGAATCGGAGCCTGGCCGGACAGCTTGCTTGCTCCGATTCGATGGCCGACGATCACGGCGATGAAAGAGGCTGCTAGGGAACATTTCGGCGGTCAGGCAAGTTGATCTTGCGTTAGGTGATCGCCTCTTGCTAGGCTCAAGCCGTTGGCGAGGTGTATGTCCGCCAATCACACCCAAGAGCCCAATCCTGTTGTCGGGGTTGGGTTTTTTCATACCTGGATGCAGCTGCACGCCAATCCGCGAGCTGACCGAAACCAACCGATCCCATACCGGAGGGCGACCTCCATGGTGACGAAAGCCTATGTCTGACAACGAAATAGTTGAATCAATCCGATTCGCCAACCACCAACCACCGCAGGGGTACGTGAAAAACGATGCGGGGCAGCTGGTTACGCCGGAGTTTCTGGCCCTCATCGAGCAGGCGCTCAGCGGCAAGCTGGCCGAGTCCGCGGAATCCGAGCGACTGGACCCGGAGGTGAAAGCGCTCGCCGAAGAGCTGTCGGTGATTCATCTGCCGGAGTGGCAGAGCCCTACCGGTCCACGCACCGCCGAACCGACGGTCACCGGGATAAAGCAGGCGACCAGAGTTGCGGAATATCTCGTAAAGCGCGGTGTGCGAATGCATCCCGAGCTGGAGGAGATCCGCTGGGTGGCCACGCCGGGCGGTCCGCCCGGGGCCTTCGACACCGGTGTGCACATCACCAAGGACGAGAACGGGGAGTGGCCCGCCCCGGATCCCGAATCCTTCTACGACATCGACAAGGTCGAGGTCACGAAGACCGACGACGGTATCTGGATCGCCATCCATCCCCGCGGTCTTTCGTTCGAGGCCGCATCCAAGACCGAAGCCTATGCCGGGCTGGTCGATCAACTGCGTGAGCGGATCGAGCAGGCGCGCGGCAACCAATAGCCGGAAAGGCGGTAGCGCGATGACCGAGCGAATCGCATATCCCGATATCGAGAAGACCCTTGTCGACTACTTGACGACACAACTCGCGGCATCGTCCGATACTGCGAAAGTGGTGACCCGAGTACCGGATCCACGACCGAGTCGGATGGTGCGTGTGGTCCGCAACGACCGCAAACTGCGTGCCGATCGTGAAGATAGGGAGGGCCGCCGCGGCCCGCACCTGATCTTCGACCATCCCCGCGTCGTATTCGAATGCACCGACAATTCCGGTGGTGCCGCCGCATTGGCCGCATTGATTCGAGCGATCCTTGCCGGTGCCGCGCCGGGCTATCTCGGATCCGTCTGGTGCGACTATATCGAGGATGTCGGCGTCGAGAGCGATACCGATCCGGCGACCGCTACGCCACGGCAGACGGTCACTGCCGACCTGATTGTGCGAGGGAAGGTCCTCCCTGCGAACTGAAGGGCGGCAGCAGGATTCGGCCGGCCTGTTCGAATGAGGGCTGTGTTCTCGCATGGCTCCCGCAATGGGAAGCCCTAACTGAATAACTGAAATCCCAAGGGCCTGCGCAACAATCCCAAGGGAGAAACAAAGATGGCTGTTCCATCTTCCAAGCTCATCGGGGCCGGTACTCCGAATATCGCCGTCACCGGTGGTGTTCTGGTCGCGCCGGTCAGCGCCAAGCTTCCGGCCGGTGTGTCGGATGCGTTGGACCCCAAGATCTTCGTGCCGCTGGGTTATGTTTCCGAGGACGGTATCGAGTCCAAGGGTGAGCGCAAGATCGAGCAGGTCAAGGACTGGAACGCGGATATCATCGCGAACCTGCAGACCGAGCATTCGACTCGCTTCGGGCTGACCCTGTACGCGGTTTGGGACAACGATGTTCTGAAAGAGGTGTTCGGCGCCGAGCAGGTGTCGGTGCCCACCCCGCCGACCACCACGAATGGCAACCTCATCACGGTCAAGGAAACCGGTGCGGTGTTGAAGCCCCGCATGTGGGTGTTCGACATGAAGAACGACACCAAGAAGCTGCGCATCGTGCTGCCGAATGCCCAGATTTCGCAGGTTGCCGAGCGCAAGTTCGTGTCGAAGGAACTGGCCGGCTTCACCATCACCGTCGAGGCGTTCAAGGACGGCCAGGGTGTGAAGGCCTACCGCTACTTCGACGACGGCCAGATCGCGACCTCCTAATCCCCCAGCGGCGGCGGGATTTCACACCTATGCGCAGGCCCTGCCCGCCGCCGCTGGGCCTTTCCCAAAACAAATGCCTGCGCGCAACTAATGAAAGGGTCTGCGCACCAATGACTTCACCGAAAGCCCCCATCACCCTCAACCGCCCGATCCAGGTGAAGGACGACTTCGTCCACCGGGTCGGCAGTGTCGAACTGCGGCTGCCGTCGCTGTCGTACCTGAAGCCGGGCCTGGTCCGGCGGATTCGCCGGCTCGGCGATGTCGATGCCATGTACACGCTGCTCGAGCTGACGCTGTCCGCCGATGCGCTCGCGGTGCTCGACGAGATGGATCCGGAGGAGTACCACGAGCTGCTCGAGGCGTGGCGCATCCATTCGGGGGTCGGCCTGGGGGAATCCTGAGCCTCGATGTTCTTCTCGAAGAACATTGTGAGGCAATCGAATACGACTTGATCACGCTTGGTCTGCGGTTGCGTCAGCTGGGTTCCGAGGTGTTGAACTGGCAGGACCTCAACGCGATAGTTCGGGGTCTGCCCGCGGATTCGGCGCTGCTGCGCGCGATGCATCCGGAAGCGTACCGGTGGCAGCTCACTCAGCACCTGCTTGCCGATATGACCGACTCGCTGCGCTGGCTGGTCTGGGCGAAAAGCGCTGATGCGCAGCATGGTCGGAGCATGCCGGAGCCTGTGCAGCGGCCGGGCGTGAAATCCGATCGGGAACGGTACGGCGTCGGCGCGACCGGGATCGACCAAATGAACGAATTCCTCGACTGGGGCGAGTAGCGGTGCGTCGAACGGCCCGGGAAGGTGGATGAATAGTGGAGAAACGAATGAGCTCCGAGGTACGGATTCCGTTCGATACCAATACTTCTCGGCCGGAGCGCACATCGGTGCTCGCGCTGCCGGATATTCTGGCGATGACCCAGCACGGGCAGCCCGCTCCGGGTGCGCGGGTAAAGCTGCCCAGTGGCGCGGTCTGGCAGGGCGGTCATATCGCGGGAACCTCGGTGATCACCCTGCCCGGTGCGGAACCGATTCTCGTGGAAGGCGAAGCCGCCGCGAATACGATCACGGGTACTGCGCTGCGATCCGATGTGCTGGCCAACGTCTTTCGCCATGTCCTGGGCGTGATGCCGAAATTGTTCGCACACTGGTCCCTCGCTTCTGCCGCGGCGGAGCGCGGAACCAGCGTTGTCCGGATCAGCACCCGCGCTTCGATACGCAAGTACGGCAAGGGCGATGCCATCGAAGAGCTCCGTGCGCACGATCCGGCTGCGCAGGCCTTGCCGGATGCGGGAGAGCGGATGCCGATCCGTCGCGCCTCCGGCGGCATGGTGTCCGGACCCGGTGGCGCACGGGACGATTCGATTGTCGCCCGGCTTTCGAACGGCGAGTACGTGGTCAACGCCGCAGCGACCGCCAACTCGTTGCCGCTGCTGGAAGCGTTGAATGCCGGCTGGGTGCCGTCGGCGGGATTCCTGGCGGGCATGCTACCGGGCTTCGCCGCTGGGGGACTGGTCGGTAATTCGGCCGCCGGGCTGTGGCGCGAACTGCTCGGCCAAGGGCTGATAGCTCCGATGAAACCGGCGGTGGACGGATTCCGTCCGCAGGACTTCGGCATATTCGGTTGGGCAGCAGACATTTTCGGTGGTCTTGCGAATTCCGCCGCCGATGCGGGCGGTGCCGCGGGCGCGGCGCTGGGTTCCGCGATAGCGCCGGTGTTCGCGCCTTCCGGTCTGCTCGGCTCACTGTTCGGCGGTCCGTCGAATGACGGTTCTCGATCGTGGTCGGCCGTGGAGCGGCGATCGACCCCGGAGACGACCGGAGCGCCGGATCCGATGTCGGCATCGTTGCGGATCGAACCGCGGGGGATTCCGGCGGGTGGTCTTGCGTTCTCGACGCCCGTCGGGAACTTGTCCAGCCTGTATCCGCCAACTACACCCGGCGGCGCACAGAGCGCTGCGCGCATCCAAATCGGCACGCTCGCAGATGCTTTCGGTCGTGGCATGGAAGCCGCCGCGATCGAAGCGGGCGGACGGGTCGGCGCGGCGCTCGGCGCCGCGATCGGTCCCGCGCTCGGGCCGGCCGGTGTATTGGCACCCGAGATCGGTGCGCAACTCGGCAGCCTGATCGGATCCCGATTCGGTGGAAGCTTGCGGGCATCGATGACCGTAACTGGTCAAACCGGTTCGAACCCAGCGGGTTACGCGTACGGGACGAATCCTGTTGATACGAACGGTCCTTCGGTCCGTGAAAGCTATCAGCCTTGGGCGGGCAACCCCGCTGCTAGCTACGTTATCCCGGGAACCGCTGGCGATAGCTGGAGCGCTCTGCCGGGAGCTGTCGGCGATGCGGGACAACCTTGGCTGAACGTCGGACCCTACTGGATTCCGAAAAGGTATGGCGTACTGCCTAATTCATCAACGCAAAATGGGCAGGCCGGAGCGGCGAATCCGGTGGAGCCCGGAGGCTCCGTCGGCGAAGGAACATACGGCGGCATACCCGTCGGCGGGTTGGCGCAGACCATGGAACTGGCGCGCTACAACCCAACAGACGGCAACTTCGCTGGGTGGAGTTATCTGGTCGGCCAAAAGTTCGGTGAGAATGCCGGCAACTCGCTGGTACCCCTCCTCGGTCTTGATCCGAACCTGCCTAAGCAGTTCGGCAGTGTTACGGGCGAGTTGCTGGGCCAGGCCGGTCTCGCGTTGAGCGCTGCCGACCCGACCCATAACTTGACCAACGCCCTCGGGTACTTGCTAGGTCCTGCCGCCGATATCCCCTGGCAGCCAAAGGATTACAAGCCACCGCAGCAGATGCCGTTGGATCAGCAGGCCGGCCAGGTAGGTCAGGCGGCTCTCCAGGGCGGTATCGCGGGTCTCCAGCAACACGGTCTGGTCGGCGGTATCACCGGCGCGATCTCCGGCGCGGCCTCGTCTATCGGCGGTTTGGCGGGTGGTGCGATCGGCACCGCGATCGCACCATTCCTGGGGCCCGTGGGAGCGGTGGCACCGGCCATCGGGCAGGCGCTCGGATCGGTGATCGGCTCAACTGCGGCGGGAGTCCTGACAAAGCCCATCGAATGGGCGGCCAATGCGGCGAAGGAGGAGGTCGGCAGCGGCTTCGGCCTGGTGAATCTCGCCAAAGGTCCGGGCGGCCACACCGCCCGTGGCGATATGTACAACTTCAACGGCATGGATCCGAAGAGCGCCGCCATCGCGGTCGAGCGGGTGCGCCGTCGCCGCACCGTGGCACAACAACGTGGAGGAGGGCTCGGCAGATGATCAATCAACTTTTGAACTCCCATGACACCAAAATCGTCGTATGGGATGTCAACGGCCGGGTATGGCACCTGTCCGGTGCGAATGCCGGACGTGAAGGCGTCCGACTGTCGAAGCAGTCCGGATATATGTTCGCCCCGGCGCAGCTGCTGGTTTCCGAGGGGGCTCGGCAGGATGGCGCGACCTTCCTACGCTCCGTGCGTTCGAAAAAGGAATGGGATTTCCTGGTCATGATCTCGGTGGCGTCGAATAGCGCTGGTGCCAACACGGTTCGAGATTTTCATGCGGTGCATGACGCCTGGTTTCGTGGCTGGTCTACCGACAGGCCTTGCACCGTAGGCTTTTTCACTCGGCATCAGGGCTGGCGGTTTCAGCAGGTGCAGTTGGATCATGCCCCCGAATCGGTCGGCGATGTCGATCCCGCACGCAATGCGGTTGCGGTGTACAAGATGTCGGCGACGGCCATGGATCCACTGGAACGCCATTTCGAGGAAAGGTCGGTGTGGACCAACAGTTCCGGACTCAACCAGGGTACGGTTCGCGCACGCAATGCGGCCGATCAGCCTGCCTGGCCGCGCTACACCATGAATGGCCCCGGCCGCTGGTCGATCCTGGACCCGACGCACGCCGACACGCCACGCATGGTGCAGACGCCGATGCTATCGGTCGGCGACACCTTGCGGATCGATACCCATCCGCGGCACCGCACCGCGCAGTTGTACAAGGACAAAGGTAAGCCGGCCCACAATATTTGGGCCCAAATGGCGGGCAGGCGTTGGTTGGCCTCTTTGCCGCCGTGGAGTTCCACCGACATCATCGTCCAGATCGATGGCGGCAGCTTGCAATCGAGCCTGATCGTCTCCGTGACGCCGCGCTCGTCGAGGCCGTTCTGATGAGCGCACCGATATGGGATCCGCCGGCCGAATCCCGGCGGATGGACGAGGTGGTCAAGGCCGAGCGCGAGGCGTTGCGCGATCCCGAAGTGCTTGTGCGCTACTGGGATAGAGATATGAACGAGGTCGGTGAAGAGCACAGCTACCTCTCACTCGAATTCACCTATCCGCGCAATTCCGCGGGTGGGTTGAAGATGATCTGCCCGCGCGACATGGTTCACTTCGATCACCTGTTCAACAATATCGACGAAGAAGATGCCACCATCCCGATCACGGTCGATACCAAGGGGTTTCGCTGGGACGGGTATATCACCAAGGCCTCGATCGTCCGCGACGAGAACGGTGTCGAAACCGTTGACATCGAGGCGATCCACTGCTGGAACCACGTCGCGACGATCTGTTGCTGGGCGAACCCTTTCGCCCCGATCTTGGCCCAATTCCCGCGACATATGATCCAGTTCGGTCCCGTCCGCACGATCATCACCAACTACCTTCTGGCGAACCTGTTGCGGTTGCAGGGCGGTGACGGGTTGTTTCCGATCGCCGTCGTGCCCGTGGATCCGCAGACCGATACCAGCAGATGGAGCGCCGCGTCGGCCCGTTTCGACATGGCGGACAAGCTGTTCGCGCCCATGTTGGAGGACTCCGGCGTCATGCTGACGGCCCGCTTCTTCCTCCCGGGCGAGGATGCGCAGCCCGCTCCGAACTGGTTCTATCTGGATCGGCCGACGGTGGTACTGGAGACGATCGACAAGTCCGGCATCACCGGCCCCACCGGCACGCTCCTCGACGGAATCATCGAATGGATAGAGGAATTCGGCGATGACGGCACCACGCCGCACCGCTATCCGAACCTCAACTCCACCAGCGATTACGAGACGGTCTACGGGGAATGGGGCGCGAACGGAACATTCCGCAAATTCCCATGGGTGTGGTACTTCGAGGGCGAATACTCCGGTATCGGTCGATCCGAGATCGCGCTGCACAAGCCGACGGCGACCGACGTCATCGTCGGTGGCCGCTCACCGGGTTGGGTGAACGCGGGTATCGAACTCGTGCTCAAGGGTCTGCTATCGCTGATCGGTCTCGGCTGGCTTTATCGCGGCCAGCTCAATGATGTATTCCTCGCGTGGATGGTCTACCGGGACACGGAAAGAGTGCGTCGTGCCGGGCCGTACGCGTTTCGCGAGTTGTATATCGCCGGCAGCGACAAGGCATTCAATCTCGACGGTTTGGTCGCCGCTCGTCAGGGCATGCATTTGACCCGCGGCTATACCAGCAAGCGGGTCACCGTCGAGGACAACGCACCGTACATCCTCGGCAGGGATTTCCAGCTCGGCGACCAAATCGGATTCGCGCTTGACGACAAGATTTTCACGGACTACGTCACCGAGTTGACCTTCACCGACGACCGGGAGACGGCGGCGAAATGGCAGATCGTCGTCGGCGACGGCTCGGATGAAGAGGATTCGATCGTGAAGGCATGGCAACGGCTCGGTCGTGTCGCCGCCGCGGTCAAGGATCTAGCGACCGACGTCGGCGCCGACCTGGACCTGCTCATCTTCTGATCTCTTCGGAGAGGACAAAATCTATGGCGGACATCAGTTTTCCTGCCCACATCACGGTGGACAGAGAGTTGGATGTCGACGGGCTGCCTATTCTGACCGCTCGGGTGACCGTTCAGAGCGAGGCGGCGACGCTGCCGCTGCCGCTGGGCCCGGCAGGGCCTCAGGGGCAACGGGGTAATCCGCGATCCACCTTCCGCAAAATGGGCGTCATCGCGAACGCGGCCGCCCGCCCGACCGGACTCGGTCCCGATGACCGTGGCAAGTGGTGGCACCGGCTCGACGACAACGGCATGGATGTGTGGCTCGGCGCCGGTTGGCAACACTCGTCGAATGCGGTTGGGCCGCAAGGGCCGGTCGGACCGGCCAATAAAATCACGGCCGTCAAACCTGTGCACAAAGAGAACCTGACGATCCCAGCGGTCGAGTTCAGTGGCTCGGGCGCCGAGCAACAACTCAAAGTGACTGTGCCCGCGGGTTTTGCGGGACCGAAGGGGCCTGCGGGGGCATCGGGTCCGATCAGCGGCTCCCCTGATTTCGAACCGTCGGCCGGGCCTGTGAACAACGGGGTATTCGCATATAACCGAGGAAGTCAGAAGTTCCGAGGCGTGCCCGCACCGCTCGGTGCGGGGCCGTGGTCCTGGTATGAAAACGATTTCGCGGCGAATCAGACCGCCCAGGCCGATCAACTGATCGCGGGCAGCTTCACCATTCCGGCGCAGCCCTTCGCATGGCGACCCATTGTGTACGGACATCTCAGCACCTATTCGGTGAACGACCAGACGCAGAGTTCGCGTGCGGTCGTGCGCCTGTATCACGCACAGGGCGATGTCGTGGCCAGCGCGATCGAAACCGCCGGCGTCTGGGTCTACATGCCGATCTTCCCGACCTACCGGGATGAACAGGCGACCAAGACAATGTCGCCGACCTCGGCGTACGCCGCTGTTCCCGCAGGTCAGGGTGCCAGCCTCGTGGTGGCGGTGGAGCGCTCGGTCCATGGCACGCAAAACATCGGTTACGACCGCGCGCGTGCGTCACTCGTCGTATACGCCCAGCCCATCTGAGTGAGGTGACATGTCTACCGTTGGCGACTACTTTCAATCCGCCCTTATCCGGGGGCTCGACGAGGGAATCGGGCGCGACGGGCTCGTCCAATCCCTGCATGGGACGCCCCGCGACGGCTCGCTCGAACTGATGACCGGATCGCTCGGCGACACCGGGCCGGTCGGCGATCCCGCCCGGCCATTTCAATGGGAGGGCGAAATCGCCGATCAGGCAGTGCTTTCCGCACTTGCCGCAAAGCTGGATACGGCGCATGCGGGAAAAGCGTGGCGAGTGCGCGGTACGGACACCTTGGTGTATTGGAACGGAACGAGTTTCGACACCTTCGCCGATGCGTTCGGGGCCGCCGGACCCGAGGGCGTCGCGTGCACGGTCAGTGTCGGTACGGTTGACACCGGTCCGGTGGGCTCCGACCTTCAGGTCACGGTCACCGGAACACCGCCGAATCTGACGATGAACCTGACCGTTCCCCGCGGAGTGAAGGGCCGCAAGGGCGATCAGGGCAGCCCGGGGCCGATCCGAAAAGCGCCCGACTACGCAGACGGCCCCCATCTCGACGGAGCAGTTCCGGTATGGAGCAAAGCCGTCGGAAAGTGGGTTCCGCGTGCGTATCCCGGCCTGCGCGGTCCTTGGTCGATCGTCGGCGGCCAGGCATGGGATGGTGGGCCCGGCTTCGCCGACTCCATGTACAACACGTCGGCATCGCCGAATATCGTTGCCCGACTGAATATTCCGCCACAGGACTGTGATTGGCGACCGGTTGTCACCGGAGGCGTCATCGCGCAGACGGTGGAAGACAGCCAAACCTTCGACACCCGTGTCGATGCGGAGGTTCGGCTCGGCTCCGATAGTGGCCAGATCGTCGCTCTGGGCCCTGGAATGGGGTCGGGAATCGCCTATCACTGTGGCTTTCAACCGTTTTACGGCGCGCGAGTTACACCCGACAGTTCCGTCGGCGTGGTGCGAGCAGGACAGCCGGCCGTACTGAATGTCGTGCTCCGGATCATCACCGGCAAATCGAACTACAACTACATCATGGATCGGGCCCAGGTCGTCTGCTGGGTTCGCCCGGTCGCTCCGGCACCGATATCCGGCGCGCTGCGCTTCAACGGGATGGAGTGAGTGAAGTGGCGAACGATCGAAACACCGTCTACGACAACGACATAATAATCACCATGCGCGGCACCACCGACTCGATCGGTCTGCCGTATACCGTGAACCCGCTCGAGTTGGTCGACCGCGAGGCGATCATCGAACTGCAACAGGGCCCGCAGGGCCCCGCTGGCCCCGCCGGCGAACCGGCCTGGCCGTGGGAATGGCAGGGCGACATTGCCGATCTGCCCGCGCTACGGGCTCTCCGGCTGACCGCCGCGGATGCGCGCAAGGCATGGCGGGTGATATCCGAACAAGCCGTCTACTACTGGACCGGGCTCGAATTCATCGCCTTCACAGCGGCTTTCGGTAAAACCGGGCCGCCCGGCCGAGCGAATACGCTGACCGGATCCGCAGTCGCCGGCCCGCCGGGATCAGCCGCCACGGCTCGGGTCATCGGCACCGCGCCCGGCCAGCAACTCGAAATCACCTTCCCGAGAGGAGATGTCGGGGATGTGGGTGATCCCGGAGTCGCGGGCCGAATTCAGGACGCTGCGGATGTCTTGATCGACGCCACCCATGTGTTGGCGCAGGATTACGTCTTGGCCTGGAATACGGCGCTGAACCGGTTCGTGCCGTCGCCGAGCCCGCGACTGGGTGGTCCGTGGGCCATAGGGCAGGGCCAGTTCTCCGGCGGCACGGGTCTGAACGACCCCACGAAAGTGCTCGCCGTCATCACCATTCCGGGTCAACCTATGGCATGGCGCCCGATGGTCAATGGCTGGGTCAATATCAGGACCGAGGGTGACCGCGCCCAATCCAAATGTGACATCGAGGTGCGGATCGGCGGCCCCGACGGTGATCTGGTGGGTTATGGGCATGGTGTCTCGGATCCGAACTTCGGCGGCGCCGTAATTTCGCCCGAGTTTCAGAATCCACTGAGCCCGACGTCGCCCTTCGGTGTCGTCGCCGCGAATCTCACCGTCACGCTGTACGTAATCGCTCGACGGGTATTCGGCGCCGCACGGTACTCCGTGCGGCCCAACGATGCCCAGCTCATCGTCTATGCCGATCCGGTATAGCCGGTGTTCTGGCCGCAACCCCAATAGCCATCTCTCCCTATCGGCGCGCGCAACGATTCAAGTCGGCGTGCCGATCCGGGCTGCCCACAGTTCGAAAGGCATTGACTCATGGCCGCTCTGCCCCCATTGAGGTATGGAAAGGTTGTCGGGCGATTCCTCGCGAATATCGCCCACGGTCCCGAACTCGGTGACCTGCCCCAATTTCCGCCGTTGAGCGGGACCGTTGCATTTACCGCGAACGCGCCGAAGATCTTGGTTGCCGGGGCTAAACCGCCCGCAACCTATGTTCAATTACCCAAGTACTACGAATGCGAACTCGATGGAGACGGCTACATCACCTGGCGTGGCAGCCGCGGCATTCGATTGGTGGCCCCGAGCGATGCCACCAATCCCAAGGATTGGACGTGGCATGTTTCGTTCGATCTTTCGTACGGCGGCGATCGAGTGGCTATCGAGTCGTTCAGTTTCGTTGTGCCCGAATATATTCCGGGACCGGATGGAGCGAACCCGGATGCGGGCTCGACCGGACTGGTCGATCTGACGCTTGTCTCGCCGGTCCCTGCTTCACCGGGAAGTGCCGTGGTGCGCGGTGAGCGTGGCGCGGGTATCCAGATCGATGGCCAAGTGGCCAGTTACGCGCAGCTGCCGTCGAATCCGCGGGACGGTGCGCAATACGTAGTGCAGGCCGATGGGCTGCTGTACGTGTATCGCGCCACCGCGGGTGGCTGGCTGCCGAACGGACAGGGCATCGTCATCCGCGGACCCGCGGGCGTCACGGACTGGGCCGGAATCACCGGCAAGCCAGCGACTTTCCCGCCGACGATCGGTGCGAGCTCGACCGCCGCCGTGGCCGGCGACGACCCGCGCCTCAGCGACGCGAGACCACCGCTGTCGCACACCCACCCCGTGAATCAGATTGCCGACGCTACGGCTCTCGGACGCTCGCTGGTCACCGTCGCGGACGCGACAACCGCTCGAACCGTTATCGGGGCCGTGGCGGCCGACGATTCGCGGCTGAGCGACCCGCGGACGCCGACGGTGGCGGGCCAGGCATATGACATCGCATTCAAATCCCATTTCGGCGCGCGCACCGCGACCGCGGGGAACGTTATGCCGGAAGGTATTCGGATCGAGCGGAATATCACCGTGACGTCGGTGACGTACCGTTGTGAAACCGCAGGCACCGGCAATCTGGTTGTGGAACTTCGCAATAGCGGAAAACCGGTGCCAGGAACTTCGGCGACGATCGCGTCGACGGCGCAGACCGCGGATACGGTGCTCACCGGGTCGTGGCCGTTCAACACCGGCGATCGGCTCACCGTCAATATCACCACCGTGGACAATCCGGCAGGCAACGGCTTACAGGCCAGCCTGAAAGGGGTGACCACCCTGTGAAAGGCCAATCATGACAGCCATTTTCCGGCTCTGGGCCGATATCGGGACGTCCTGGACCGACATACTGGTTCCGAAGGGTAGCGAACTGGTTTGGGCCAGAACAGAATACGGCAAAACAACGACGTACTGGTGTCATGAGGGCGATCACAGTACGGCCGCCGATGAGCCGCGTCGCGTGCGATTCGACTCGATGCCGTTGCCGCCCAACCCCGATCCGATAGCCAAGACGCGCGGAGTGTCCGGCTTGCCCGGCTCGGTGCCGTTCGTCAAGGAGAGCACCGTGCTGTGGGTTTACAAACCCCTGACCAACGCGACGGTCACGGCTGATGAGGCGGCCACCGGCACGTTACGAACGGATGTCGCAGTGCCGAAATCCGGCAACTCAACTGGATAGGTGTGATGATCTCGTGAGTTTGATTGTCATTGTGGGCAATCCGATCCCACCGTTCCAGCCATCGAGCATGGTCAAGGCCGCAGCGTGGCAGATGCCCGCCGGCTGGACCGTCGTTCCGGGTTGGAAAGCCGACACCGGTTCGGTTGTAGTCGGCAATGCACTGAAGGTGCTCGGCGGCAAAGCTTCAGCCCGGGTGGTCGTCACGATCGCGTTCTCCGGTGGGTCCGCACCACTCGGCGGCGGCATCTCGCAAAAGGCTCAGCTTCTCGTGGGTACAAAGGTGGTCGCCACCAGCGACGAGGTGACCGGAGAATCCGGCACGTTGAATATCGACCGATCCGTCCCTGTCAACGCGGGCGATTTGCTGACCGTCCAGGTCATGTGCACGATCACCGGTCTCGGCGGCGGCACGCCCACCACCATCTCGCCAGGTGCGGGTACCTCCGTACAAATCATGTGAACGGTGTGCGGCAGTGCGCCGCTCAGTATTTGAAAGCAGGACGACTATGCCTTGGACCGGTGATCCGGTATGGCTCGCGGACATATTGCGCGACGAAGGTCTGCGAGTAGTCGAATACCCCGGTTGGCGTGATCGCGGGCACGGTGACTTCGGCGACATCTGGGGCATCGTCGCCCACCACACAGGCGGATCGAATACCCCGCCGTCGGAAATAGCCGATGGTGTACCAGGTTTGGACGGTCCGCTTTCACAGTTGCATCTATCCCAGGACGGCACGGTCACCGTGATCGCGGCCGGTGTCGCCTGGCATGCGGGTGCGGGCTCGTGGCCCGGATTACCCGAGGACAACGCCAACTTCTACACCATCGGCATCGAAGCGGCCAACAACGGCACCGAAGGCTGGTCGCAGACCCAATACGACGCCTATGTCGGCTGCTGCGCGGCGATTCTGCGCAAGCTCGGCCGCGGCGCCGACCGGGTGATCGGCCACAAGGAGTGGGCCGGGCCCAAACAAGGTAAATGGGATCCCGGCCGCATGGACATGGACCAGTTCCGCGCAGATGTTGCGGATCGATTGAAAGGCAGTGCGCTGATGGCACTTTCGGATCAGGAGCAGCGTGAGCTGCTCGACAAATTGCGTCGGGTGCACTTCGAACTCACCTATGGGTTCCAGTCGCGGGTCGCGGACTCCGCGTATCACGACACCCTGGCCGGCTACATCTTGAATTCCGATGCGGCGGACTACCGCAACGAGCAGCGGCTCAAGGCTCTGGAATTGAAGATCGACCAGTTGCTCGGGCTCACGGGAGGTACCGCGAATGCGCCTCACTAGATTTCCCGAACCGGCGGTTGTCCGGTCGGTGCTGGTCGCTTTCACCGGCGTCATCGCCTACCTGCTCGGCCGTCAACTCAACACCGACTGGATCGACTCTGCCACAACGCTTTACGGCATGGCGGCACCGGTGATAGCCGGACTCGTAATCCGCCCTGCGGTTACGCCGGTCGCCCGCGTGGACGGCGGGAGCTGATGTGGAAGCAGCCGTAGACCCCGAACTAATCCAGGCCGCCGGGATGGCGCTTGCCTCTGTGATCGGCGCGGTCACCGCATGGCAGGCCCGGGAGGTCAACAAGCTCCGCGCCCGCATCGAAGCGCTGGAAACCCAAGCGGCAGACGATAAAAGGCGCTTCCGCGATGCCATCCGCCTCATCCGCGCACTCCAGCATCATATCGATGAACTGCGGACCTTCCTGCGTCTGCACCTGCCGGGTCAGGAACCACCGGTAGCGCGCTATCGGATCCCTTCCTCGCTACAGCAGGAAATCTGAGGATCTCCGCCTTCGATCACCATCTGCATATCGAAACATGAAGCGGCCCAGAGCAATCTGGGCCGCTTTGTGTCTCCGGCAACTTCCGCTCCGCGCACCGGACCTCGACACGAGCCGCCGGACTCGATTCGTCCTTCCGTGCTTTTCGAGCCTTCGTGAGGTGTTCACATGCCCGTTGTTGCCGAGTCGTACCGGCCCCCGTGGGTAGGTAAGCAGGCTGAGTGGTTGGCGTCGCTGACACCGGCCATCGCCGTCGACACCGGCGGCGATGTCGAGGTCGGACGCACCTTCACTTACGAAGGCATGAACCCGCAATCGGCGGCCGACATGGTCGATCGGATCTTCAGGCGTCGCGAGCTGGCTGCCAGCGCTACCGAATTGCGTTCTGTCGTAGATTCGTTCGCCACTGGCGACGGCTTACCCGCTGTTGCTCCCGGAAACTCGCTGCCGCTGGCGAAGGAAATCACCGATCCCCAGGCCTACACCCCGATGGACAACAACGGCAACCGGCTCCCCGACTTGCCCACCGTCCCCAACCCTAACAACAACAGCGCCCACCACCGGAACCCCCAACCCAGCCCGGTTACACCCCCGTCGACAGCTGTCACCGATAGTCCGGGGACATTGTGGCCCGGGCAGTCGGTGCCCGCGGGCGCACCTGGGACGCCCGAATACACCCCGGGCAAACAACAGCCGCAGCCATCATCGGCAGGCACGCGAGCAGATTCGTCGACACCGATGCAGCAGACGCTCGACGAGTTGCCGCACATCATGGCCGGCGGGCAGTCGACGAATCCGGCCGTCACCGACGGCCGGGGGACGTTGTGGCCGGGGCAGTCGGTGCCTGCGGGCGCGCCAGCAACAGTCGAATACGCACCGGGACAACCACAATCGTGGTCCGTCGAGGTTTACGGTACCGCCAAGGTCGGCAATGGTGCAGCCGCCAACCCCGCGCCCCCGTTGCCGGACCTAATCGCTCATCCGCGCGTGGTTTTCGTCCCGCGATCCGACTACTCCCAGCCGCAGTTGGACGCCGACCTTGCCAGGATCAGTGCCGGTCCAATCCCGTGGGTCGGTGACGATGATCCATACCTCGCCGCGACTGCCCGCCTCGAGCAGGCCCGCTACACCCCGGCCCAGCTGCAAGACGACCTGCAATGGATGACGCGCACCGCCCGCAACTCCGACGAGTTGCTGCTGCGCCAAATGGCGTTCGATCGTTTGGCCGCCGTAGGCATTTACGGTGGGGACCCGGCGGTAGTCGAATACGCCCGCAAACATCAGAACGACCTGGTTCTCACCAGCCCGTCCGATCCGCCTCGGTATCCCGCCCCTCCGCCGATCGATCGGGGCCGCCCGCCCCGCGCAGGAAAGCCGTTCTCCCTCAACCAATTCCAGGCAGACATCAACAACGCCGTCACTGATACCTTCACCGAAGAATTCATCGATCCCGGCGTACTTCTATGGGAGTACACCCACGGCAAAGGCAACCACAGCGGGTCCGAAGCGGCTTGGGCCGCAGCCAAACTCGGCTTCAACATCGCAACCACGGTGCCCGGCCCCGATGTCCTCATCATCAGAGGCATAGGCGAGGGCGTCACCGCGGCGACGAAGCTCGACCCCGAACTGTATGCCCTGGGTCAGGAAGTGCGCGCCCTCTTCAAGGGCGCCGCAGGCGCCGACGAGGCATCCCGCATCGGCAACGAGATCCGCCGCCGACAGCTACGCGACGAGGTCGAACAGTTCCAGCTAGGCCGAAACCGGGCCAATCCACCCCGGACCGGCACCCCCCTACCGGTCGAACGCGACACCGACGTCCTCGTACCAACCTCTGAACGCCAAAACCCTTACACCACAACGTCACCGAAGTCTCCCGAGTTCACACCGCCGACCTACCCATCGGCCCCGTCGACCGCCTTCCCTGCTTGGACACAACGGGCCGACAATGGATTCCGCGGTCTGGGCACACCACCAGATCCGCTGAGCACAGTTCCGGGCTTCGCGAGGAACGGGATAAGTGTTCCGTCGACACCGCCTACCGTCCTCGCCAACGGGTTCGACCGAATCAGAACGCTCCCGGAGCGCTTCACATCCTGGACCAGCACCGCCTTCCAGGGCGTTATCGAATCGGTCGCCACGGTCGAACAACGGCTCGCTGGTTACGGTCTAGCACCTGCCGGAGCGCCAGCTGGCTTCGCCGCCGCCGGAACCCCGATATCCGAATGGCTCACCACAAAGTTCAATTCCTCATCGTATGTCTCCGCTAGAGGCATACCTGCCCTGTCCGAGGCCTCCAAGCCTTCACGCGGCTCTCTGGGCTGGCCGTCGGTATTCGGTTCAATTTCTCGGTGGCCGTGGTCTCGGGCGAAGACCGCAAGGGAGACTACTGCGCATGCTGTACGACCACTGTGGGAGGAACGAATCTCTTTCTATCACGGTACAACTCGCGCAGCTGCAGCCGATCTGCGGGAAAATGGAATCGACATCGCCCGAGGGCAAGCTGAGGCAGATTTCGGTCGCGGTTTCTACACGACGAGAGTGCTGAGTGAGGCATCCGATTGGGCTCATGTGGCGTCCAATAAATTTGGTGGCGAGCCTTGGATCGTCGAGTTCCGTGTTCCAGTACGAGATTTTGCCTTGCTGAGCCGACAAGTTTTCGATGATGTAGATCCCGGTTGGATCGAGTTCGTCACTCGAAACCGCTCTGGCGATGCTACTATGCACCCGTACGACATCGTGGAGGGGCCATATCTTGATGTCATAGCCTTCCGGAGGTCCGGGCAGCCGACAGGGCGGGGACAGCAGACCAGTTGGCACACGGCAGAGGCGGTATATATTCTGCGAAAAGCACTGATAGACGATCCATACCTATGAGCCGAATCGCGAAAGGCGGCCATGGCCAGATTCGCTTTCCGTGTTGATTCCGACGCGGAAGATTTCTTTAGCAGTATCCTGCGCGAGATGCAGCTGTCCTTCAATATGTCCGAAGACGAAGCTGTGGCAAGGATAAATGACCGATTTGCTGGGTTGGAGATAGTTGGCGACAATATCATTTATCACAGATCGGAGGAATTTTGGTCGAAAGATATTGTCTATGGGCACCATTCTTACTGGTGGAACAATGAGGGTAACGTTGAGCCGCTGCCTTCTCCGGGTCGGGCGCATCGGCTGCTGCAGCGCCAATGGTGGTGGCGTCGATGGTGGCAATATCGACGGAAATGGTGGACATTGAAGATGCGATTCAGACACCGGAGGCTGCGGAATAGGTGACATTGCCGTGTGTGTCGGATTTCATCGCCGTTCTTGAACTGGCTGCGCCATGATAATTATGATCGCTCGCGCCATGTACGGTGACAAGGCCTCGGAACCCGCCAAGGTGCTGCACAGACTATTGATCGAATCGAGGGCACAGAAGTGAGCCGAAGCGACTCCCATCTCGATGACGGGCAGGCCGACGAGAACGAGGAGATCCGGGCAGAGTTCGAGGCTGAGCTCGCGGAATGCATGGCAGGCGTAGGGGTGAATATGCACGCCCGCCGCCTGGATGGCGAGACCAAACGGGCATTGGCCCGGATCGCTGGTGCATATCCGGACATTCCGCAAGGGTTGATCGAGGCCGCATACTCGATCTTCGCTGGACAACTCGACGGCTCGCGGGATGACGACGGCCTGCCCTCCTTCATGCGCGGAAGGCATATTAAATAG